AAAAAGTCTTATAAATAAAACCGAGATGCCGAATAGTCGGGTCTCATATATTAATAACCCTTGCTTAATAATAGGAGGAAATAAGATGGTTAGAAATACTTTGAACGTACCTCGTTCACTTTTTGTAGGCTTTGAAGGCCTGTTCGATGAACTAGAAAGGATTCACACATCCGCTAGGTCAGGGAATGATAATTACCCACCACACAACATCGTGAAAGTCGATGAGGAGAAATTCCTTATCGAAATGGCTGTTGCTGGATTTACTCAAGACGATATTGAACTTGAAGTAAAAGATGGTATTTTAAAGGTCAGAGGTAAAATCGAAAATGATGAACGCGAATACGCTTGGAAAGGTATCTCATCCCGCAAATTTGAGAAGAGCTTCCGTCTCTCAGAATTTGTCGTAATAGATGGTGCCGATTTAGAGAATGGAATACTCGTGGTGTATGCCAGAGTTGAACTTCCCGAAGAAAGGCGTCCTAGGAAGATTCAAATAGGGTCTGCTGGGGCATCAAAGAAAAAGTCTTTTCTTAAAGGATAAGTATCAGCGAAAACTCAGTAGATAAGTAATAAACTTTTTTACTGGAGAACAGCAATGAAAACATTTATGCACTTAGTGCAAAAACACGAGGACATTGCGGAGGCCCTAGGCGGAGTAACAATAATGTTATTAACAGGTGGAATAATTTTAGGATTAGCACCAATGGTAATATTACTCACTACTCAAGCGTTTTAGCCTCCAATTGAAACTCATGCGGGGGGAGAGAAATCTCCCTCCAAATTTTGAAAAAACACTGTACAAACCTATGATAGTATGGTATAATATATAATATACAAGGTGACAATTATATGATGAAATTCTACACAAACGTATCCCGATATGGCAATATGCTATTATATCGTGGTTACGAAAATGGAAAACGTGTAACACAAAAAATCAAATACGGTCCGAAACTGTATGTTTCAACAAACCGTCCAACATCATGGAAAGCACTTGACGGAACTCCAGTCGGAGAAGTCAGATTTGAATCCATGCGAGAAGCCAAAGATTGGATTGGCCAAAACAAAGATGTAGCTGGTAGAGATATCTTTGGAAACACTCGTTATATTTCTACCTTTATTAACGATGAATTTCCTGGACAGATTGAATTTAATCGTAATCTAATTAACGTAACAACAATCGATATCGAGGTCGCATCAGACGACGGATTCCCAGAACCAGATAGAGCAGATAATGTCATTACCGCTATCACTATCAAAAACAATATCGATAATACTTACTACGTCTGGGGACTCGGTGATTATAATGTTGAAAATACTATTATGAAAACCCACCGCGTGGTCTATAAAAAATTCGAACAAGAATCTAGTTTGTTAATCGATTTTATTGGTCATTGGGATTCAACAACACATTCACCAGATGTTATTACTGGTTGGAATACAAGATTCTTTGATATTCCATATTTACACAACAGAATTCTAAAACTTCTTGGCGAACAATTCTCTAAGCGACTAAGTCCCTGGGGAATGATTGAACGTAGAGAAATTACTAAACAAGGCAGAACACAAGTTGCTTATGAATTAAAAGGTATATCTAATATGGATTACCTAGAGTTATTCATTAAGTTTGGTTACTCATACGGTGCTCAAGAATCTTACAAACTCGACCATATCGCAAACGTCGTACTTGGCGAAAAGAAATTGTCATACGAAGAATATGGTTCAATTTATAGTCTATATAAAAACGATTTCCAAAAGTTTATCGATTATAATATCAAAGATGTTGAGTTAGTTGATAGACTAGAAGATAAGATGGGACTTATTACTCTTGCAATGACAATCGCATATAAAGCAGGTGTAAACTATTCTGATACTTTTGGTACAACTGCGATATGGGACACAATCATTTATCGTAAGTTGACAGATAATAAAATGGTTGTTCCATTCTCAGAAGATAAAACAAAAACTAACTATCCTGGTGGTTTCGTAAAAGACCCATTAGTTGGTATTCATGACAATGTGGTCAGCTTCGACCTCAACTCACTATATCCTTCTATCATTATGCAATACAATATGTCACCCGAAACTATTGCAGATGGTGAAGTTACTAAAGTCGATATCGAAGCTGTCCTCACCAAATCACAAAACATCGACAATAAAGGCAAAGCCCTAGCCGCAAATGGCCAATACTTTCGAACAGAAAAACAAGGTATTGTACCAATGATTATTGACGACATGTATAACGAAAGGGTTGGCATTAAAAGCGAAATGATTAATGCTCAAAAGAAATTACAAAAGGTAGATAAAAATGATAAACAAGAACTTTACTCGATTGAAAGGGAAATTTCACTGGCCGAAAATCGACAGATGGCAATTAAAATTCTTCTTAATTCTCTCTATGGTGCTATGGGGAATAAATATTTTAGATTCTTTGACCAGAGAATCGCAGAAGCCATCACCCTCACCGGACAGCTCACCATTCGATGGGCCGAATATGCAATCAACGCCCACCTTAATAAAACTTTGCGAAAAGGAAAATCATGGAAAGATTATGTACTTGCAATCGACACAGATTCGTTGTATGTATGCTTAGATGATTTGGTAAAAGCAATTAATCCACCAAATCCAATCGACTTCCTTGATAAAGTCTGTGCACAAAATCTAGAGCCAGTACTCGAAAAATCATATAATGAATTGTTTGGAATGTTTGGCGGTATTGATAATCGTATGGTAATGAAACGAGAAGCTATTGCAGATAAAGGATTGTGGACAGCTAAAAAGAGATATATTCTAAATGTCCACGATAACGAGGGTGTTCGTTATGCTGAACCTAAACTAAAAATTATGGGTATTGAAGCTATTAAATCGTCAACACCTGAGCCATGTCGTGATGCTCTTAAAGAAATATTCAAAGTTATTATGAGTGGTAATGAAAGTCAAACTCAACAAGCTATTGACCATTTTAAAAATTACTTTAAAACATTACAGCCACATGAAATCGCATTCCCTCGTGGCGTATCCAAAGTTAGAGAATACAAAGGCAATACAACTATTTACAAAAAAGGTACACCAATTCATGTCAGAGGCTCATTATTATACAACAGCCAAGTTGATGACCTTTCATTAAATAAAAAATACACAAAAATCAAAAACGGCGAAAAAATTAAATTCGTCTATTTGAAAACGCCAAATCGTATACATGAAAATGTAATCGCATTTCCAGATTACTTACCAGACGAATTTGGTTTACACAAATATATTGACTTTGAATTGCAATTCCAAAAAACATTCTTGGACCCAATTCAGCCAGTATTGGATGCTGTAGGGTGGTCACCTGAAGAAATATCTACATTGGAGGATTTCTTTGGATAAACACTGTACATTTAATAAAAAGTATGGTATAATACTAAAAAATGGAGAAAACTTATGAAACTAAAAACTGAACAACTTCTTGTAAGACTCGTATCAGGAGAAGAAATTGTTGGTGATGTTACCAAAGGTAAAGATTCACTTACAATTGAAAACGGCTTTAACCTATTGCCAGGTGGCGAAGGTAAAATTGCATTTATTCCTTTTATGGCTTATACAGAAGCTCACAAAGGTGTTACTATTGATAATAAACATATATTATTCACAGTAAAACCAGTCGGCCAACTTTCCGACCAAATTAATCAAATGTCAGGCAAGGGTGCTGGAATCCAAGTACCTTCCAAGGATATTATCGTACCAAAATGATAAAATCAATTGAACATGTAACAGACTGGATTAAAGCAGACGAAGTACCTACATTATCTGTTCCTCAATACGAAGAATGGGTAAGTGAATATGGAAAATTCACAGGTTCTAAAGACCCAGGAGGAAATCAAATCCATGGGGTATATCAATGGGCACATAAAGACGATTTAGAAAAAATTGGAGAAGAAGTCATTCACGGAGACATTGGCTATATCGGAACCGCGCTCAGAGATATTATTGGTAGAACAAGAGCAGTCACTGTACCAAAAGGAGCACATCCAATCAAGATGCTTTTGGCAGCTGGCGATTATGATGTCGAAGACCTAAGAGTAAGATATCTGTTTATTAAGAATGCAGCTGATGCTGTTGACTTTACTAACGGCAGAAAGCTTGAGCAATATTTACATGATAAAATGAACGGTAAATTTGGTTATAGATATAAGTGGGTAAATGCTCAACTAAGTAATGATAATAAACATAATTATGTTTTAAAGAATTGGAGAGAACTTACATACACACAAGCAATAAAAATTCTACCAGAAGTAATCGAAATCACAAAACAATTAGGTGCGAATCACATTGCATCAGAAGTAGAACAAGTAGTTAACGGAGACTATAATGAGTAAAGATTGGGTAAAAGACATATCAGATATGCAATTTAAATATGGCGTAAAGATGTGGATGCATAAAAACCAACACAACAAAGAAAATCTAAGAGAATATCTAGCGTTTCGTGTTAGGTTCTTAAAAGAAGAACTAATGGAAACAGAAGCAGCATTAACAAACAATGATGCAGAAGAAATTGT